TTTTTCTTTGCTGATTTATCTTCTTCAGGATCTTCTGCATCATGAACATCTTTTTCAGGATGTCCTAATTCATCTTTCAGTTCTGCTTTCTTTTCTTCTTCATGCACTTCTTCTTCATGATCATTTTCTTCCATCTCGTCATTATGAAGATCGCCTTCGGCATCGACATCTGCTGGTTCTGTTTTCAAATCGAGTTCTTTTTCTTTAGAATCTTCTTTTTTCTTTTTAAGATCTTCGAGCTCATCCATCATGTCTTTATGCTTAGACATCATGTCTTTAATTTTCATGAATGAACCATCATGCATTTTCACCATGTGATCCATATTGGCCATGGAATGAGACTTAGCACTCTCGCCAGCTTCGTCATGTTTTTCCATCGCTGGATCTTGATCTTTTTCATAAGCATCATTAATCAATTTCTGAAGCGAAACGGATTTGCCTGATTTAGGCAGAACAAGCTGCAAATCAGGATCGATTGCATTTTCTACCCGAGTTTTTTTAAAGAAATTAAATTTCATTTTTGTTGCTCCTTTACTATTAGCGACTTTCTTGAGTTCTAAAACTTGTTGTTCATTATGAAGCTTGAATTCATCGGGAGTCATGATGACAGACTCCTCGTAACGAGGATTTTCCACGATGGCTAAATGCTCATATTCTGCTGATAAGATTTCTTTTGAATAAGGAATGCCATTCCAAAGACCACCATCTTTAAAGCTTTTTGGAACATAGGCATTAGATAGTTTCATGCCTCGGCGAATGGCACGTTCGCCTTCTTCACTCACTACAATGAACTTGACCCAATGCTTGCCATCAGCGGCATTATAAAAAGACTCGATCACCCAGCCATCGGCTTCAGATCTTAATTTATTGATATTAGGAGTGACATCATCGACATGCTCAACAAAGATGGGCTTGCCTGCAAAGGTAGGATCCATGGATCTTAATGTGTCTTCATTCAAATAAACACGATAAGGCTCTTGCTCTGGACTATCTTGATATTGTGCTAATCCTGGATAAAAATGAATGCCGTAATAAATTTTTCCAGCTGTATTCTGTATGAGCTTCATTAGAAGAAACTCACAGTGTTATATCCAGACGTTGCTGATGCAGAAATAGCTTTTAACCAAAGAGTTGATCCTGCAGGAATATAAATTGGAACAGATACAGGATTCCCATTCCCCTGAAATACACAAATATCTACCTGTGATCCTGCTGAACCTATAGCAAGTTTAACCAATTGTGTGGAAGTATCTACTATAACTAACTGTGATGCTGATACAGAAGTTGATGCAATAATTTCTACATAAGCTGCAGTTGTAACATTCGTGGTTGAATAACTTAATGTATTAATCACCCATTCATATTATGAATTTATGATTATACCTACAACATGTAAATCTGCCGGAAGTTTTTGCCGAAAAGATTTAGATTCTAAATATGATTTGTCTACTTGTTTTAGATTGAAAATACCCATCGATAGAGTCTGCTTGTGGCTCATCTTTTTCACCATAACGGTCACAATTGAAATCTTTATTGATATAAGACCATGGCATTTCAACTTCTAAAAGAGAGCCAACTCTTTTTTCCCAAGGAGTTTGACAATATTGAATGAATTCTCGAAAGAAGTCCTCACAAAGAACATAACATTCTGCAGTAGGAAATTGATATTTCTCAGACCAAAAAGTAACGCATCCTGATTTAAGACTCGTTACATATTTAGCAAGCCTATCTGATACGATAAAACTATCAGAATCAATACAAAGCATTTTCCTAAATCCCATTCCAATTAAATCTTGTAAAAAATAAATGGCTCGCCAACAATAAGGATAATCATTTGGATTGGGACCATGAACTAAATTTTCATCAAACCTGAAAACATTTACATAACTTGGACAATAATCTAAAAACTCATGAATCTTATCTATTCCAGATGCATTGTCTGCAAGCCAAATCTCATCAAAATTCAAATATCCTTTTGTTTTTAGATTAACGTAGTAATCCACATATTTCTTATTCCGTAACATACGGCAGCTTTGCGATGGGTCTAATCCTTCTAAATAAAGAGGACTGAAAAGAGCAGTTTTCATCTTTTGTTCACTTGCTTTAAGATCATATTGATTCAAGGTATGTTTTGTATAAAGCATGATGTCCTTTTATTAGTTTACTTTTTTCTTAAGATAGGTCTGCTGAAGCATCGGCAGTTGTGAATAATAACTGATTGCGCTAAATACCAATTTGACAAAGTTTCAAAATTATAAATATGCCCTATAAACTCACTGATTTTGATATCTTGAATGCGAAAAGACTTTATGAGACTGATACTTCTGTCTCTATCACTTCTTTGTCGATCCAAATTGGTATTAATAGAAAAACTTTGGCTCAAAAATCCAAGTTGCTTGGCGTTCATATTAGACAACCCGGTGAGTCTATGCCAACTATTCAACAAGCTGTTCACGATTATAAGAATGGGATGAGTGAGCTTGCTGTTTCTAAGAAATATGGAATCACTCGTGGACCTATTAGGAAATGGCTCATTCGATGTAAAATCCATATTAGAAATGGTTCTGAAGCTAATATTATTCGCATGAGTAAGATGAATAAAAAGGATCGTTTGAAGCTCACTCAAAATGCTCATAAAATTCGTCGATCCGCTCAAAATAGAATTCAAGAAGCGATTCGTCGTGCTCAAAGTGGCACTAGAAGAATAGGTCCTCTTGAGCAAGAAATGAAACAACTCTTGATAAGCTTGGGATATAGTGTCCATTATCAATTCCCAATTTATATTTATAATGTCGACTTTTTGATCAGTCCCAATATCATTATGGAAGTCCGTTTCGGAAAGAGTATCACTCGTTATTTGTGCACAAAGAGAAAGCGCATTAAAGATTTGCTCAGCAGAGGATTCCACGTCTTTGCTATTCATTTCTTTAGTAAAGAAGCTTTCTTCGCAAGTCGTGAACAAATAATCGCCGAGTTGAACATCTTTCGCGTTTATCCATCCTTTCCCTGTAAGTACAGGATGATGAGCTGTCGTATTCAAGACTATTCCATTATCACCAATAAGCGTGGTCAATTTACCCGAATAGCTTCGCCTAAACGCCTTATTTATAGAACTGTAGAAACCTATCCTTGAATCTCCTGGAATGCAGTTATAGTCTTTTCCAGGATTATTATAACGAGCAGGCTCGCCAGGAGCAGTAGTAAGAGGAGGATTGTTAAAACGAAAAATCTTACCATTTAAAATCCCATGAGAATAACGCACATTACCAGGAGTATGATGATGAGGTGACGAGTCAAAAGGGCGATGAACACATCTCCATACATATTCATGAATTCCTGCATCTTGATATCTCGTTTCTTTAAACGTCGCCATCATCAATCTGCTTTCTTGTCTTGCTAAAAATTTTGCCTTATTAAGTGCTTGTTCATGTGAATCTTGAATCGTTCGAGTGATTTTAAGAATGGGAGGGATCAATTCTTCTCGTCTTGCACCTGAAGTTAATTGATCATAGATTTTAGCTCTTATGTCTTTAATCTGATCTTGCGTCCAGTCTTTGATATAAAGACGCATATTATTTTGCCAGTCTTTTGAAATCTTTGCCCGTTGCTCTTCCGTAAGTTTAGGAAAATTAGAAATATTTTCTACATTCTTTTGAAATGATTTATCAGCCTTAAAAAGAGTTTTATCAAATAAATCTTCTGATTTAAATTGATCCGCTAATTTTTCAGGAAGAATAGAAGCTAATTTCTGATCTAGCTTCTGCATTTGTTTTTGAAAATGAAGATCACCTACAGAAATAGCTTGTTTCACTTGTGTGGGAACTTGGTTCATTTCTATTTTAAAAGAACTTGTTTTACGGTCAAACTTTGCACCCATTTCTTTTAATTCTTTTGAAATAGAAGAATTGAACTTACCTCGAAATGCCCCTGCCGTATATGTGATTCGCCCAGTGAAAAGAGCTTCTAATAATGGATTTTCATTCTTAGCATTTTTAAAAAGAGTTTTTGGTAAATTCAATTCTTTTAAAAGAGGGATATAAAGATGTTCTAAGAAAAATTTCTTTAACCTTTTTTCAAGCTCATCATAATCTTTAGGATCTTCTTGAATAGGCTTAATCTCAACAATGTCTTTCATAAAATAATTAGAGATATTTTATAAGTGGGATAAATAGATTGTACTTTCATCATCCAACCTGTTGCTAATATTTTAGATGAAAATAAAGTGGCTTCCTGTTTATTAGAAATGATTTTAATGGGATCAATTTGAATGTACCCATGAAAAATATTTTTCCCGTTTTGCCAAATGGCTTGGATAATATAATTAGGTGATTTGATTGGATTCATGAGAATCAATTTCTTTTATAATTTGTTCTTGATTCGTTTGAGTTAAAAAAACCAAATCAGGTTTTTTCATCTGTTCTTTCCATTCATCAGCGATTTTTTTTGGAATGGCTGCTGGCAGATTGTTTAGGCAACAATGTTTGAACTTCTTCCCGCTTTTGCATGGACATTTCATGTTCCTGGGCAGTGTTAATAATGGATTCCATTCGTACCCCGGCAAAGGGATTCTGTACTTGAGGGATTGGGGAATAGGGCATTCCGAGGTGATTGGGGGGGTTTCCTCTTTGTTTGATAAGGAATTCTGTTCGCTTGGCTTGCTCATTTTCTTGTCTTTCTTTTTCTATTTTATCTTCCTGCTCATATCTTTCTAATTTACTATCTAATGTGCGAATTGAAATTCCAAGAGATTGAGATGTTGCTGTTTTATTCTTTTTAAAAAAAGAATAAGCTTTTAAAATAACTAATTTTTCAACCGCATCTAATGAAAGTCCAGGAGACCATTGGATGACTGAATCCATCATTTTCCACCCATTTTTTCATAAAGGAACATAATCAATGGCCATTTTTCAGCATGTCCTTCTTCAGCAGCTTTTTTCTTTGCTTTTTCCCATATTGATTCATCTACATGGCCAGGGTTTTGAATCTGTGCATTTTGTTCTTCAGGAGACATTTTCTCCCAATTTCTGACATAATCTTTTGGATCTTCTTCATTACTATATTTATAATTTTTCATAGTCTCCCACCTTGTTTTTTATAAAGCCATGCAACAAAAGGTAAATGAGTTTTACCATATATTTTTTGACTTTCTTGTATAGCTTCAGCCCATAAGCCAGGCTTGTCGTGAGTCAATGTTTCTATGAGGTTTAATCTTTCAGGAGTAATCCAGCTATCTCCACCATCCGCTTCGTAACTTGCTTTATCAAATGCAGAAGAGTTTTGAATTTCTTCTAAAGTAGGGGGCGCATAAAAAATGTCATCATCATCATCTAACATTTCATTTCTCATGGACATATTATCAGCACCTGGTTTTTTAACAGGAAGAGGCTCTTGAACTCTCAATTTATCTGCGCCAGGGCGTTTACCATGTTTAGGTGGTTTTTCAGTTCCTTGCGGAACTCCTCCATATTCCCAAGCTCTTGTTTGTCTTGTATCTGCGCGGTCAGCTCCTGGATCATTGATATCATCAGTAGGATTATATGGATTTTGAAGACCTTCTTTGACTACTTCTCTTACTTCTGGATCATTCGGATTCAATTCTTCTCCCGCATTATCCAAAGTAATGTCAAAAATATCTCCTTTATTGCAAGCTTCTCTAAATTCAAAAGTAGTAATTTCCCCAGCTGATTTAGCAGCCATTAACCGATTGAATTTTTGTGTTTTGACATTCTCCTCTTGTTCAGCTCCCAAAACACGAAGCGGCTTAAATGATATTGAAATATCGTCAGGGACGAAGCCAAACAACTTTTGACACTTAATCTCACATATTCGGAGAACATCATATTTGCTCTTGTTTCTAACCTGGCTTTCAACCATGGCATTGTAAACTTCAATGTCATCTTCTCCACTATTGAATCCCGCTGCACTAATGCCAAAAAGCTTAGTCATCGGCATTCTCATATCAGCAGCTACTTGCATTCTAATTCCTGCCATTGTTTCAGCTAAGCCTGCAAAAGAAAGCTGCTTATGATCCCAATCATCCTCACTATCCATGACCAATGCATTTTGATAATTCTTTTGATAATTGGCCATTTGAACTCTTTGATTTACCTTTTGCTGGCCCATAGGTGACATCAAAGTATTCACTAAATTTTTAATCTTAAAAACATCGATTTTAAATTCATCAAGAACTTGAAAACTTAAATCAGTTGCTTTGAGATATTGATTTAAACTTCTTACAAGAACTTCAACTACACTAAATCCCCAGCCACGAAGTCTAGGTCTTATAAAACTAGGAGAAGTAAATCCCTTAAGCCGCATGACTCTTGATTTATGAATTTGTTCTCCATAATAATTATAATATTCAAAATCTTCTGTTTGAATGGCGGGATCATATCCTTCTGTATTCTGCTTATCCCAAAAAAGTTCCCACATATCGGCGGCTCTAAACTCAAGTGGAGTATTAAATCCAATCTGATCTAATTGAAGTGGCTCCATTGGATCTTGATCTGTTAAAATCAAAACTCCTGCACCTCCAAATAAACGATTCCATTTTTGAGCTTGTGCTGCTGTATTGAGATCATCGTCTCTGTCTAAAGAAATTTGGAGCTCTTCGATTTGCTCTTCATCCAATTGCTTTGATTTGATTTCTACGCCCCCACGAAAACCATCATCGACAGGAACATCTACAATCGTTTGAACTAATCCTAATTCTACATAAAGCTGATTAAGAACTTGTCTGAAATTAGAAACTAAATACCACCTGAGATTTTTAAAAGCAGTATTGATTTGCTCGACCGGAGCACTTCCAGGAAAGGATTGATTTTCTGGAAACCCAAATGGATTGAATTGATACATTCCCGTTGAATCAGTAG